TCGCATCTCTATACTCCAAAGTTCTAGTCGGTCCTGGCACCATACCCTCTGGTAAGGGCGAGCCATCCATTAATCTTGGTTTTGCTTGTGGTAATTTATAAACTTTTCTTAAACTGTCTTCTAATGCACTCATGGCGTACTCACTGTTACACTACCTATACTCATTGTAGCAGATAATCCTGTCAAGTATGTTTGATGTTCATACAGATTCCTAAACTCTGTACCATCAAAGGCTTGATGAACCTCTGTCGTACTGTTAAATATAATCGCTCCAGTAGCAAATTGCAATTCACTTACCTCTGTAGAATTAAAGACTTGTATGGCATTTGGATCGACTGAACCAAGGTTAATTTCTAATATTCTTATCAAACGATTAAATGTATCGGCTGAAACTGTTTCGCCTGTAGCAAAAGGTAAGTTAGTCGGCAAGAGCTTGCTCATTTACCTTCTCCCCGACGGCTGTATCTCTACACGAGTGTTACCCAATCTCCATTTATAATTTTTTCTGTCGGTCGCTGTATTGTCGTCATCGCTTTCAAAACGCAAGACAAACTGCCTACCTCTAGATCTAAGTGATCCAAAAGTGCTGGTCGACTTAATTTGTGTAGTTGAGTCTGTTGATAAAGTTTGATTACTAAAATCTCTGCGTTTGACCACAACATTAATTGCTGGATCTTGGCTGGTGCCTATATCATTGACAAACAATATGTCTGGTAAAATGCGTTTTAAAAATACAAAACGATCGCCGTCCGCAATGTCTATATCTGCTGATTCAACAAATACACCATCCATGGGATCAGTGTCGTTGTTAAAACCTTTTTCATGTTCGTATATGTATTTAGTAGATGAGGCTTCGCCTGCTGCTAATGGTTTGTTTAAAACACCAGCTGCTAACCAACTATATCTTTCTAATGATCCTACGCTCCAACTATTTTCCTCATAATTAAAAATTACATATCTAGATATTTCGGTTTCATTATCTGTTAGAGATGGGTAAAAAAACCACACTTCTGAAAACTCCTCATTTAAACCTGCAAAACATTTAAACGCTTGACTCTCATCAAGGTCAGAAAAAACATAATCTTGCACGGAACATGGTAGTTTTTGCACTGCGCCGTTGTAGTAGTAAAAACCTTTTTTCGACATAAAGAATACGCCTTTTGGTGAATTTACTGCGGCCTTTGGCCCTAACAATCCTGCTCCTTCGTTAATTAAATTAACAGCAAATGTTAAAGGTGGTCCTATAAAATTCATAGAGTATAAAGATGTATCTGTCCAAATAAGCACCTCTTGTCTGGCTTTTAAACCACCGACTATAGAAGATCCAGAAGATAGTCGTAAAGAACCAGCTGTATTAGTAGTTAAAGGCTCAAACTGTAATTCGTTTTCTTGATCGCTGAAAGCTATTAACATAGGATCTAAAACACCAGTCCTCGAACTGCCACTAATAGGATCTGCTCCTAATACAATCAAATGCCTATCAGTTTCGGACGTAATCACTTGTAAGGCTTTAGTAGGCACTAAGTTTGCACCACTTACACTTGATAACTCTACAGCTCTTGTCGAGAGGCCATCATTCTCAACCCAACGAAATATTCCGCCAGCTCTAGGATTTATAATTAAATTTTCGCCATAGTTATCGTGTGTCCACAACCTTAGTTGATTTGTGTCTGATAAAGCTGTTGATGATCCCCATGCTCCAGCACCCCAAGTACCAACACCCCAACCAGTTGATTCAACATAATTATCTAAGCCGGAGTTTACTTGATAAGCGGCATCTGTAGCAGAACCGCCATTGCCAGAGTCACTTGAGTTTGCCGTTACTGTAGCACCAGAAGTATCTTTTGCAGTTATTTCGTAAGTGTTTGTGCCTGTAACTAAAGTTATTTGATACTCTTGATTGATTACAGCAGCAGTAACATTGCCACCTAAAGAAACTGCGCTTGAAAAAGTTACAAAATCACCATTGACAGCTCCATGACTAGCGTCGGTCACAGTAAGCGTGGACGATCCGTTTGTGGCTGCAAAGGTTGCAGCGTTTGTGGTGTTTTTTCTTATAGGTGTGACATCGTTGTAAGTACCGCCCTCTTCTACATAATACTTGTTGGTTGTGCCTATACCTAAATATCTACGTCCCTCTAAAGAAATCCATGAGTGTAAAGCACGAGCAGAACCAATTATTGAGTTAGGCGAAAACTTTTCCCAGCCACCAATTTTTTCTACTCTACCTTTTCTAAAACGTATTTTATCGCCGTCAACCCATCCACCTTCGTTTGAGTAATCGGTTTCTTCTTTGTTGATTCCAGGTTTAAAGTTTAATTTGGTCAGCGGCATATTTAGAGTCTAACATATCTGCTGTTATCTTACGCCAATCTGATAATAGCTCCTGTAGCAGTTGCACTAGGAAAAACTATTGTAAAATCGCCAGCAGTCGATGTTTTGTCGCCTCCAAAATCAATCGCACACACAGCTTTATTTGAGTTGTTTGTGTTATATATTAAACAACCTCTAGCTGTGATAGTAGCCGTACCAAAGGTTAAATCTGCAAAGTCAACTATAGCTGTTGTTCCAGAAGTTGTTGGAGTGACATTTGTCAGTGCGCTACCACCAGATGAGTAGTTTGTACCACTCGCTTGGCCTGTAGTAACAAACGCAGTCGTGCCAGCTCCCAGAGTAGCAGAACTTGTGTATAGAGCTAATTTGAACGAGTCAGCTCCATTTGTAAAGTTATGCCCTTCAACAAGTAGCTCTTGTTTAAAACTTGTGCATATTGCCGATGTAATTGCCATTATAGCTCCTTCAATATTTTAGCCATGTCTTCATGGCCTTGTTCTCTTAATAAATTTGAGTAAGTCGTGTTCTGTGACTTAATCGCATTTTTTATAGTATATAAGATTACAGTATAAACTTGGTTTTGAAAAGCCAAAGCCTGCTGTTTGACATGTGCTGGAGCATTGTCAGAAATGTCGCAAATTTTCTTGGTAGCCTGTGCTGCCCAAAATTCTGCGTCGTGTCCCTTATTTTTTGTAGAGTGAACCTCTACTTTACCTAGTACAAAATCACTTTCTACACTCATGTTTATCCTTTATATGGTTCTGGCGGGACTACATCCTCATTTATTTTTAGACCATATTCTTCTAATTGCGTATTAATTTCATCATAAGGTCCAATGATAAATCTGCCTTCATGCGGCACAGCTACTAATGGTTTGTCCAATCTATGAAAACCATAAAGTTTTTCTGTGGCTGGCACATTAGAGTCTAACACTGTCGATCTGCCACTAATACCAACTAATATATCAGCGCTCATACATTTGCTAATCCAAAACTCTACACATGCTCTACCTGCCTCTGCAAAGTGCATATTCTCTTTATAAGAAAAATCAATGCCAAATAAGTCTATACGACCAACTTTATTGTATAAAGCATAAGCAATAGCAAAAGCTACAGTTGTGTTCATATAGGCACATTTAGTTTCATTGCATACATCTTCTACTGGATAACGCACTGCGTTTTTTATACGCGGATCTAACTCACAAGTATAGATAGGCACATCCGAAGTGGCCATAAGTTTTTTCATTGCATTGGTTTGTTTGCCAGCATCGTTGCTGTCAAAAAATCTACTTGCTGGATCTAGTGCAAATATTCTATCTGCTGGATAAACCAAGCCTGCTGAGTTGATACACCAAACTTCGTCCCATTCTCTACTGTTTTCTAAACCAATCGCAAAATCAACTTGTGATACACCCAAGCCTATTATTGCAACTGTCTTACCTTCTAAATGCTCTATGCGACTCATTAGCTCACATTGGAGCGTACTGAGTCATACCGATATTCGTCGCGTGTGCCACGACCTTCTGAGATATTTTTCATTCTAGCTACCGCCTCCTTAAATCGTGCCTCTAACTGAGTAACGACGTCTGTAGGTTCTTTAAGGAAGATAGCTCCTTCTACTAAAGATCCGTACAGCAAAGCGTCCGGATAATCTGTAGATAAAAAAGTTGTACCGCTGTCACTACCATTGGTAAGAGATACTGGTTTGTGTAAATAATGAAGCTCCACTGTGTAATTCGCATCTGGGATGGGTGAAACCTCAAAAGCTGTGTCATCAAACAAAGAATAATATTTTGGAGTCGCTCTTGTCGTTCCAGAAGAATACTCTTTAATAAATGATGGATGTTTAAAATCTAAGTAATCGTATGTGTCAGAGCTAATAATAGCCAAACTCATAGGTGAATAAAAATCTGTTGGTGTAGCTAGAAACCTATTGCCAGTGGTTACTGTGCCCTGGACATTTTTACGTTGCTCTGGTAATTGCACAAAAGAAAAAATACGATCCTCTGCCTCTTTTATAAAAGTAGGCAGCTGTGTTGTAAAGGTTGACTCAGATACCTCTAAGTAATCTTGTATTGCTGTTTTTAATGTGCCTAGTGTAAAACTCATGTCGTTATTGTAACCTCACCTACGCCTGCTGTAATAGAAAAAGTATCTAATACAGAGCCTAATTTACCATCGCCCACATTGGTATAAACCAAGAATTTTGCATTGTCATCACTGGTGTCTGGTCTAGGATCTTTAACGGCTTGCGGATCTTGGGTAGATGGTTTTGGCATGAGCTGTGGATGTTTAGGATCCCACTGATCTGGACCAACCAATAAACCATCCCAAGTTTTACGCATGTCTTTTAATTTATAGCGAAACCCTGTTATATCACAGATGCCGTAAGAAAATTTACCAGATGCAAAAGCCATTATGCGTTGTTATAACTCCTTAAACTTGGTGATACTCTAAAAGATGCACGATCTTCGTCCTGTGCTAAAGCTCTTGCAAACTCTTCTTCGTACAATGCTTTTAACATTTGTGTTCTCTCTGGTGCTCTTTTTAATGATAAGTAATATGCAAGACCAGCTGCCAAACAAGGATAAAACCTAAATGGTAGGTCAAGCGTGTTCGCTCCTGCGTCTGCGTCGTCCATTCTTGTTAGGACGTTCATGTGAATTGTGTAGGTGCTTGACTTGTCTGGCGCTGGCCAAACCGAAATAGTCGGTGTTAATTGTTTGTTAATAAAAAATTGATTGGGTTTGCCTGTCGTAGATTTTGTTGTGATATGTGCGTACTCAGCTCTGCTTAACCTAGTCATGGGTATATCAGTAGTATCTTGTCCTACAGTTTCTCTTATAAATACGTCTAACACATCAATAGGTGCCGTAGCATTAGTGCTGTCTATGTTGTAGGTTTTAGTATCTTTAACCATGTCTACTGTTTTTTCTTTGATAGACCATTGGTTTAAGCCTCTGTTTGCCCACTCTGCAAGCATTAAGTTAAGACTTCTTGTAGAGCTTTTAAGATCATAACCAGTGCGTAACTCTATTCCGCATCGCTCAAAAGCCTCCTCGACATAACTAGCTACGTCGAGTTCAAAATCTTTACTTCCAGATGTTGCCATAACTATTCCTTATCTATATCTTCTTGTGGAGCGTACAAATTGTCAAATGTAATTATCGGATCTGTATAGCTCTCGTGCTGCTCTGCTGAGTGAACCCATTGCGAAGGTGCAAAATCTGGAGCACCCTCTCCTGTTCGCCACAGCGCTGGATTTGTTGCTCTTACACGATTATTTGGTAGTGCAACAAAATTACCAGTATAAGGACCAGCGTCCGTTAAGTATAGCACATGGGATTGTTTGTGTTGTGCTGGATCATCTGCAATAGAATGTTCAGTGTAATCTACTGTAAACATATATTTACCCAGGTAAAACTCCCCATCAATCTTACAGTACCAAGGACTAGAACTAACACGATCTAAAACTACAACGCTATGATGATGACTCAGACAGTCCCATGGTTGAGCTAAATGATCTGGCATAGGCTGTGGCCAATCTTGCAGCGGGACGTCCGCTATAAGAGCTTGTATTGGCATACGCGCCCACATAGCGCCACCATGCACATTTTCATCTGGGTAGCCATCGAAGTCAGTTTCACATCCTGTGAAAACTACTTGAAATGACAAGGATCTATCGGGAATAGTATTGACGGCAAAAGCTAAAGCATGCAAATACTCACCATGATAGTTTTGATGGTTTGCAGTAAATTCTTTTCTTACCCAGCATTTAAACTGAGGTATGTTTGATATTAAATACGCCACTTTATTTAATATAAAAGGTTTTAAACCTTTCCGCCTTTAGCTCTATATTTTGTGCCTTTCATAGCGCCTCCGCCTGCTTTGTATTTTGTGCCTTTCATAGCGCCACCTTTAGCCATGCCTTTTGTACCTTTCAATACATTTGCTTGACCTTGAGCTCTAGTTCCAACACCCATAAGCGCAGACATTACTGATTTAGGCATATTACTAATACCAGGATTAGCCTGCATTTCGCTTCTTAATGCCGCTCCTCCTTTGGCCATGCCTTTAGTATTTTTCATACCTCCGCCACCAGCCATGTATTTAGATTTTTTCATACCGCCGCCACCAGCCATGTATTTAGATTTTTTCATAATTTAGCTCCTGCCATATAAACCCATATTAGGTTTTGATTTTATCATACCACCTTTTGCAGCGAAAGTTTTTACGTTGGTTGGTTTTCCGCCAACTCCTTGTTTTTTTGCTCGTTTTCTTCTTACCGCTGATTTAATTTGTTTTTTGCTCATGCTAGCAGCTTTTGCAGCCGGCACGCATTTTGGGTATTTTCTTTTGGCATCTGCTTTTTGTTTTGATCTGCCACACTTTTTGAAGCCACCACCTTTTTTTGGTGCTCCGATGTCTACCCAGTCTTGCTTGAACCACTCAGTAAGTCCGCCTTTACTTTTTGCCATGAGCTTTCCTAATTTGTTCTTTACCCTTTTTAAATATATTAGCTATGCTTGTTTTTCCCATAACTTTAGCTCTTTGCTCGCCAACAGTTAATATTTGTATTTTTCTAGCAAAAGGTTTTGAAATTCTTTTTACTTTATTTACTGTAGCAGTAGCATCTTTCATGGTTTTAAACTTAATACTAACTGTATCTTTTGGGTTTTCATCCGTGTAGAGCCTTCTGCCGGATCCTTTAGGTTTTTTACCTGTACCTACCCTTGGATCTTTTTTCTTTTTCATTAAGCGCTCGGCACTCTTGTTTTTTTACGTTTGCTTTGCATCATAGCTCCACAACCTCTGCCTTGGACCATTTTTACAGCACCACCAGCTTGCATGAAACCCATTTTGTTTCTTACTTTTTTAGGTAATTTTGGTAAGCCTTTGTTGTCAGCTGGTATTGGTTTTAAACTCATTTCACCGCCAGCAGCTTTTTTCTTTGCGCCTTTATATTTACCGCCCATTTTTTTGTATTCTGAAACCATATAAGCATTTGCATAAGCCGACGGATATACATCAAACTTTGCCTTTGCTTTAGCTTTAGCTCTTGCATAAATAGATGGATTAGCTACGTTTGCTGGTGTTTTGGATTTAGCACCACCGCCTTTTTTCATCTTAATAGACTCAAGCGTTTTAGCTTGACTTGCATGGGTTTTACTAGCCTTTTTCAAACCCTTAATAACTTTATTTAATTTCTTTTTTGCCATATTACCATTTCACCTTGTCGGCCCAATATGCTGCCGACATTTTTCCTTTTTTAATATTTTTAGCGTGTCTAGCTTTAAATGATTTTCTTTTCATTTTTGTTTTGCGGGACTCGCCTGCCTTTGGTTTGCCAGCTGTTTTAGCTCCTTGCTGTCCAAACCTAATTGTTTTTATTTTGTCACCTTGTTTAGCAACTACAACATGCGATTTAGTCGGATGATTTGGAGTTCTTTTTGGTTTATTAAAACCGCTAACTCCAGCTCTTGCTAATCTCGGATCTTTTTTTCTCTTTACTGCCATATTAAAAAAAGGCGGCCGTAAGACCGCCCTATTATTTATGAGTAGTTCTTAGTTAAAACCAAGATAATCGAATAAGCATCGCCGTTACTGTGTGCAACAGTAGTGAAGTCTATATCACCCGTCACCCCGGATCCTGCATTGTTTGGAATACCAGTAAATAAATCATAGTATTCGTCACCTGTGCTATCCGCAGGTAATGGTATCGCTAATACATTGGTACTAGCGTCAAACTCTATGTCAACGCCCATGCCTCTACAGGCCCAATATATTCTTGATATAGATACAGAACTGCAAGATCTTCCTCTGCTGTCTTTGCTTAAAGCAGAAACATCAACTTTTTTTACGGAAGCCTCGCCGGTGCCATCGCTTTCGTTGGTGAATTTTAGTATTGCTGTTTTTTCACCATCCTGGATAGTCTGACTTGTTACTGTATCAGCCATTATCTACTCCTTACAGCTCAGTTACAGCTGTACGTTCTTTATGTGCACCAATGTAATCTACGCTCAAGGTTTTTGCAGCAGCAGCGCCATTTTGAATACCGAAAGAAACTGTTAGTTCTTCGTTATCTGGAGCATTTGTGCTAACTACTGTGCCAGCTAATACATTGTTTTGATACACATGAAACTTTTGATCTTTAGGATCATAAACAAAACCTAAAGTCATAAAAGTATCATCTGCCAATGAGTTAGGCAAAGTCAATGTAGATTGTGTGCTATCTTTTTCAACGATAAAGCTAATAGTTGCAGCTCCATCTGATTTTAAAAAGAAGATACCATCTGTTACATCTAATGGTGTAGTATCAGTAAGCTGTAAACCAGCAACAATATCAGATTGTGTTGCATCGTTAGTTTTAAATCTAACGTGAAACGCTAACTGTTTGCCGCTTTCATATTTAAAGCCTTCTTTAACCAACTGAAAAAAGTCATGGTCGTTATCGCCAGCAGCATTTGTTACTAACAAAATACCACCATCGCCATCGGTCAAAGCCTCTGTCGCGGATCCTGTGCCATCCTCAGTTGTTGTGATTGTCCAATCGGACGCTAAATAAGTATCAAAATCATTAAAGTATGAATGATACTTGTGTGGTGCGGGAGCTTTTAATTTACCTAATGTTCCGTCGGAAGAAACATTGGTAACACCCGAAGTAAAATGCGTAGTCATAATCAGCCTCCTATAAATTAGCCATTGCGGACACCATGCCCGCAACAATTAGTTCTACACCTTAGATAATACTACTGAGCGAGTATCTCTGCAACAGGAGGTTGCTTATATGATTTTAGTTGATCTATGGTATCGTCTGCGGTTCTATGCAAGACACCGATACCACCAGCCTGTGTCCAGGCTTTGATATTTGATTTTCTGTCATCTATTAGAACATGACTAGGCCTTGCAAAAGCAGCTTTATCTTCGCCCTTTATAGTTGCTGTGATAATTACTTTTGGATCTACATGTTTTCTTATCCAATAGATTTTGTCGTTAGTTACTATTGTTCTGTTTAAAGAACCAGAAGCCGTGAGTATTTCCCAATCAATGCCAAACTCTTTGATATAGTTAATGAGTTTAAGCATGCCTGGCATAATTGGTAGATCTCTGAATAAACCTCTGTTACTAAGCTCTATCTTTCTTGAGTCATAGGTTTGCTCGCTGACCAAGGGACCATTTAAGTATTTAGGTCCCTCCACTCCTCTCACGAAATCAGCGAGCACTCCATCCATATCAACAAATATTTTGTTTATTTTTGTCATGCTATACCATTTTTTACTAAACATTTGTTGTAGACATGATTTGCATAGTTGTTGAGCTTGTCTTTAATTTCTTTTTGTTCAGCATCATGTTTTGCTTGTTCCTCTGGAGTTCTTTGAGGGTTGATTTCACACTTAACCTTAACAAATTTTTGACAATGATGAATTGTCTTAGTCTCACAGATCTTTGCTCTTTGAGCATCAGTCAACTTAGTTTCGTCAACAAAATCTAGAAACTCTGCAAGCCATTCTTTGCTGTCCCACTCTGGCTTTAAAGATAAAGTTTTTATATGTCCATCTTCATTCTCATAAAGAACCATGATACCGCTGTAAGTGCTTTTCTTAACAGCGCACCACTTGTCAGTCTTTGGATTCAAAGTCTGGTAACAAAGTCTGTCACCTCTTTTAGTTGTTTCAATCCAATACTTTCTCTTGGTTCTAAGTTTATAACCCCAAGGGTAATCATCAACCACAACAGAATTATCTGCTGAGTCTTTATTGTAAATAATATTCTCTATCATTATGCTATTCCTCCAAAGCTATGTCTTAATAACATGTCAACATCGTTATCAAAGTGTTTGTTTATTTCATGGATCATATCATCATCAAGTTGACAAAATCCCCAATGAAACCCCTCTTCTCCTTTTACAAGAACTTTTGTACCACCACCATAATTGGTCAAGGCCCAATTACCTTTACCAAGTCTAGTGTCATAAACATCCTCACAGATTTTAATATTTGATTTTAGATTATCAGCCATTATGCTACTTCCTTTTTAAAGATCACTCTTCTGCAACTTTGGTCTATCAACATTTCAACCTCTGCATCAGTCAATCCTTGCTTTTTGTTCCAAGCATCGATTGTTACTTGATCCAAGTTCACATACTCACCAGTTTTAAAATTAGCAAGTGGAACATAACCACTTTCATAATCAACCACGGCAACAGTGCCTTCTAAGTAATAGTCAGTGCCGTCGTAAATGGCGACTCTTTTACCCTCTGCTTTCTTGGTAGCAGCAAAACCATCTAAATTATTAATATCCATTAATTTAAACCCCCTTCTTTTATTATTTTTAAAAGATCTTGTTTCTTTTCTTCCAAAAAGATCTCACCACATGGTTCGCAAAGAACTTTGTCGTAACAAAATTGAATCTTGTTGTTACCACCAGTAGCGTCACCACCACATTTCTCACAAACTTTGCCATCATTAGTGCATGCTGCATCAATAATGTCATTACTACTTACTACATAATTAGCCATTTTTGCCTCCGTTTTTTTGATTAATTACAATTCCCACATAGTTAATATACTAAATATTGCAACTTTGTGCAACTATTTATACATATTATTTTAATTAATTTAAGGCAAAAAAAAGGGCCAATTAAGGCCCTTTAAATTGTAATACTGAGTAATAAAGTGTATTACGACTTCAAATTATGCACCTTGAGATCCATAGATACCTCTCCAGTCGGAGAAGCCAAATGAATATCTTTCTCTTGCTTTATATCTAATGTTGCCTGTAGAGAAGTCTGGTTCCATAGATGTTTCCATTGGAGATCTTTGGAACATTTTTAGACCTTCGCCCATGCTGTTTACAGATGTAAGAACAAAGAAAGCATCTGGATCAGATAGATAATGGTTTACAACGTAACCACCAGGTAAAACACCTGTGTTTCTGATTGCGTTGATGTCATTATCAGCTGTGCCAGATCTTTGCTGAGAGTTTAAAATTCTGTCAGCAACAAATACTAACTGAGGTGGTATTACCAACTTGTCAGCTTGTACTGAGATTGTTAAACCTCTGTCATCTGTAAATGTAGATATATCAATCAATGCGTCTTCTAGTGAAGCCTCATTTAAGTCAGCCATAGTAGTAGCTCTATTAGCAGCTGATCCACCACCTGCAAGTGGGTGAGCAGTGTTAATAAGTGATACTCCATCGCCTCCTGTGAAGCTAGATGAGAAAGCATTGTTTAAAACATCAGCACCTTTGACTTCCTTAGTGTTAGCCATAGATTTTGCTAATGCTTTAACATATCGTTTACCCAGACTGTCATAAAGATTGTCTTCAACTGCTTCTTCTGTAAGAGCGAAAGCTAACGCCACTGTATCGTGGGTATATCTTGCGCTGTAACTTTCAGATGCGCTGTCAAAAATAACTCCTTGACCTTCTGATTTTACTGGTGCGGAACCAAAGCCGGTAACTAACACCTCTTCTTCAAATGCTCTATTTGAATCCTCAATGACGAAAATATCTTCATACTCTCTGTCATATTGATCATAGGACATACCGAAAAGTGCGTTTAGACCAGGCTCTAGCTCTTTCGCTAATTGTGCTCTTGAAATAGCCATATTAATTTACCTCGCTTATGCTAAACCAGCACCTTTTTGTCCCATGATGTGGTTTTGAATCACACAAAGAACATTGGTGTTTGACGATGCAACATCGTCGTTATCGGGATCCTGGGAGATGTCAATACATTTGAGCGGTAACGTAGCTGTTGTTGCACCAGTTGTTACATCTAGCTCAAGATTGGATCTACCAGACTTAGTATCGCCAACAGGTGAACCATCAACAATGTCAAAGTTACCAAACAGGTCTGCTACCGGGAAGGTATCATCTGCTTGTACTTCAAACACAATATTTGGATCATCTATGACGCTTGCAATAATATCCGAAGCAGAAATACTGCCAGGATAATAGTTTTTAAAGACTTGCTCGCCCGTGGTTGGATCGGTGTAAGAAACACCATTAAACACTCCGACAATAGGAACAGTTCCAGTTGCGGTGTGTCTGCCAATTACGCCAGCTGTCAGTTGAGTTACAAGATCGCCTTGAAATATTGGAGTTGTAGCTCCACTTGCGATTCTGTATCTTGACTGACCACCAGAATAAGGTGCTCCGCC